AAAAGTTCAAGAAAAAACCTCCAAAGAAATAAGTAAAGTTTCGTCCCCTAATACCAAACAAAGATTAGAAAAAGCTCAAGAATTAATTAAAAAAATCCAAAAACAACCCTTAGTTTCATCACCTAAACCATCACCTAAACCATCACCTAAACCATCACCTAAACCATCACCTAAACCATCACCTAAACCATCACCTACTAAATCAGAAGAAGATCCAAATGAATTATTAAGAAAAATTAATAAACAATTAATGGCGCTTCAAGTTGAGGTTGAAAAGAATATTAAGAAGGTAAATAAATAGATCCCGAATGAACTGTTTACAAACTTTAATAGATGGTTAACAAACTTTAATAGATGGTATACAAACTTTAATAGATGGTTTACAATCTTTAATTAGAATTCTTATTTCTAAATTTTTTATATATATTATAATATATATAATTGAATGAGTTCCAATGAAAATATAATAAATAAATTACTTGATTCTGCTGAAGACAATATTAAAAATATTCATGATACAGCGATTTCACAATTAAAGACCAAATATCAGAATATTAAAACGGATAATAAAGAAAAAATCGAATCAAATTTAAGTAATATAATTAATTATCACAATAACTTATTAGAATTGCTTCGAAGAAAATATAGTCCTAAAGAGTCAAAAAAAGGAGAGTCAAAAAAACTCCCATTCACTTTCGCAACATTATCACCTGAACAAAAAAAACAATTACAAGCCCCTCCTTTAAAATTTGCCGATTTAACTAAAGAAGAAAAAAAAGCTCTCCAAGCTCCCCCTCTAAAGTTTTCAGATTTAACTAAAGAACAAAAAAAAGCAATTAGTGGTCCACCTGGTCCTCCTGGCCCTCCCGGAGAACCATTAAATGGTTTAATGATAGATACCGATAATGTAAGAGTCCGTACCAAAAATTTAAATCCAATGATTGAAAAAACTAAAGATGGCTTAAATATATATCGTGGCTTTGATAAAGTAACCGATTCTCAAATTATATTAGGTAAGGATCTATTATTAAAAAATAATAATAATAATGTATTTTTAGCAAATGGTGATGAAGTAGTAATTGGTAATGGTAAGAAATTAACATTAAATGGTAAATTAGATAAATTAAAAACAATCTCAATCGAATCAGATGAAATTAAATTAGGTGATAGTAAAAAAATATATCTATCAAACGATCCCGACAATAACTACATCTCTTCCAAAGATTCAGTATCTGAACTTCATGCTACACCCAAAGCTGGATGGAAATTTATAAAAAATAATAAAGGTCGTCGTACAGAGGTTGTTAATATAAAAAATAATGGGGATGAAGTACCAGAAACTACTTTTTCATCAGATGTTAATATTACTGGTAAGACAAATGTAAATGACTTATCATCATCTAAATATAACTTAAAAGATACAACTAAATTAAAAAAAGGGAAAGAAATGAAGGGTTCAATGGAATTAAAGAATGGTAATTTATCATTAGAAAGTAGTAAAGGATTAGAATTGAGTGATGCTGAAAATAAAGTTAAATTCTTGGGTATGACATTTGATAACAATAAAGGATATTTAAGTATTTTAAATTCTATGTTTTCAATGAATGATTTATTTAAAATAAAAACAGAGCCTAATGTAATTCATCTTCAAAATAAATATGATGAAAACATCTATGATATACCAATAGTTAGAGATACCAAATTCAAAGCAAGTGATATTAAAACATCTTCTGTTTTTCCAGGAGCGCCAATGTTTAATTGCTTACAAGGACACACCAGATCAATATGTTCTACTAGCAAAAAAAATGGTACTAGAGAATATGTGAGTTTAAAATTACCAGTAAGAAAAGTAATCGCACATATTGATATCTATAATCGTATTGATGCTTTTATGGATAAAATTAAAGATGTAGAAATAATTGTAACAGATAATGGTTCAGAAACATTTAGAATGAAATTAGGATCAGTTTCTGATTATTATCATGTATCTGTAAATGCTTTTGGAACCCTTATTACATTACAACAAACGGTTCCAAATAAAGAGATTAATTTAAGAAATATAAGAGTTTTTACTAGAAATATAATTTGAATTTCATAATATTTAATTTATATATAAATAATATATAAAATGAGTAAAAGAGAATATTCATCATTTGATAATAAAATAGAATCAAAAGAGTTTAAATTTATAAGTGCTGATTCCATTAAAAAAACTAATCTAGATTCAACTAGCTACCAATCTGCTCTCTTTGAAGATATCCCTCTACCACGTAATTCGGAAGTTGAATTTAAAAATTTTGTTAAGAATTTATCACCCCATTTAGAAAGAGAATTACCTCTCAAATTAAAAGATGTAAAAGGTATAAAAAGTGTTAAAAGTGTTAAAAGTGTTAAAGATGTAAAGAAAATTAAACCAACACCATCTGATTCTCCAATTAATGTCTTAACAAACTTACAATCATTATTTACTTCATCAATTCCCAAACTACCAGAAATATCAACAATACCTTCATTAATACCCAGAATCGTATCCACCAATTCTCCTCCTGTTAAAGAAAAATATTCCAATATTGAAAATCCATATGAAACCAAGTTTGAATACTTTGGTAACAATGAATTATTTGGTAATATAGATCGTAAAGATGATCGTAATAATTGTGATCAAGTTTTCTGTAGTATAGATAAAGATGATGTATCTTACAGTCCATCATCTGGTTCTACTTATGGAGCCAAAGATACTACTCCTAAATCTGTTCAACGCGAATCTGGTAGTGATAAATACACAGTGTCTAAGAAACCAAATCATGCTGAATCATTTTCAAATATAGATAATACTGTAATTAATAGCTGTGATAAAAACTTTTGTAGCATTGATAACACGATTCAATATGAAGTAAATGCTGAATATAAATCAAATAGTGAATTTCATGCTCCTTCTTTTGTACAAAAAAGATCAGCAGAATTTGAATATAATGTAGGTAAAAAACCAATCCATTATGAAATGAGAAAAAATTTTCGCTCCGTTGAAAAAGTACAAGTTGTTGAACCAAAATATGGAAGTTTTGCTCCATTTGATGGTATAAATGATACTTATGGTAATAATAAACAAGATACTAAATCATACAAAGAAAAATTTTCTCCCCTAAATCCAATGGAAATTAAAGAATCGTGCGAAAATAACTTTTGTATGTTACCTAAAGTAAATGGACAATTTGAAGATTTATCTAAATATGACTCCAAATATGGTTTTTCTGCTCCTTCATTTAAAGCAGGCCGATCTAAAAATTTTAAACCATTGACACCCACCTCTAATAAACCTTTATACAAAAAAGATCACCGAGCCATTGATGAACCATTAATTTTTGGACCTAAATTCGGCACTTTTGCTCCTTTTAAAAAAATAACACCCAAGAAAATAACCGGAGTTAAATCAATTGTTTCATCACCAAAATCTACCCCCAAATTATCACCCAAATCTACCCCTAAATTGAAAGTATCAAAAGCATCACCTAAAGCGGCAAATAAAAAACCATCACCCAAACCAGTTTCTCAAAAATTATCCAAACCATCACCCAAGCCAGTACCTACTCCTAGAGAAAAAGCAATTAAAAAACAAGATGCTTTACCAATAGTAAAATTAAATCAGAAATAAATTAACTAAATTTAATTTTTACAATTAAATAAGAAATAAATTAACTAAATTTAAAATTATTAATATTATCATCTTTAAAATCATATATTTTATTTAATTTTATGATTTTACCTTCATCTTCAGTAGGTACCTCAAAATATTTTAACATAGTTCGATAAGTAATGATAGATATCTTTTTGCTATCAGAAGTTTCGACTCTATAGTTATTCAAATGATTACAAATTTCAAAAGGAATATCCTGATAAATTATCTTAATATTATACTTGTTCGATTTAGCAATTTCTATAAACTCTTTTCTTGTATCCTTTTTAGTATTAGTATTATCCACGATAATTGGATTTCCATTACTTATATTATCTTTATATATTGCCATCATTTTCTTCTTATCCTTTATTGTATCCATGTTTATATTTTTATAATGTGAATAATACTTTTTACTAATAGTTGATTTGCCGCATGCTGGTAAACCAACTAATAGAATCACTTCTCTTTCTTTTTCACCTTTAATTATACTATCAGGTAATGAATCTTTGGTGATATATTTTTTAAGATCGATTGTATCATACAAGTCTACAATTTTAGCATCTTTTTTAGGTTGTTTAAAAATATCTTCTGGTAACTTGAAAATAGCATCTATATTAAAGGCAAAATAATAATCACTAATACTAAAATCTTTAGTTCCATCTGAATATTTTCTACCAGCAGCATCACCACAATATATTAGATCATCAATATCTTCATCCTTAAATTTAGATAATTCTAAAAATAATTTGTACATACCAGTATGTGGTTTACGATATATATCATCATCTGTTGCGATAAATGTACTAATTTCAAAACCTAAATCTAAATAAATATCATTTAATTTGGTATTAAATTGTAATCGCTTGAATTGATCATCTAGTCCTTTTTGATTAGTAAATATAATTAGATTATATATCTTGCTTAATCTGAGTAATTCATACTTTACATTTGGATAGATGTATTTCCAATCAGAGGCATCTTTTGGAAATTTAGCGCCAGATTTTGGTTCAATTAAAGTAGAATCTAAATCAAAAGATAATATTTTTTTATTTGGATTACTCACAAAATGATAATAGCATGATTCTTTATTTTTTAGAAACATATTTTAATAAATATAAATATTAATTAGAATAAATGTATAAATCAATTTTTTAATTTATCGTAATATAATGAAGATAAATTAAAGAATTAGGAAGAGCAAAATGCGAGTCTCAATTTTTTAATTTATCGTAATAAATTAAAGAATTAGGAAGAGCATCGGCGAGTCTCAGTTTTTTAATTTATCGTAATAAATTAAAGAATTAGGAAGAGCATCGGCGAGTCTCAAATTCTTTCAGCAAGTTTTGCCTTAACACATCCAATCACTTCTAATTTCTTAACCCCTAGACAACATACATGTCCTTCACGCGAATAATGAGTGATACAGTATTGTTTTGTTTTATCACATTCGCAAATAAATTTCATGCCGGGAGTCAACTTTAAATTGCAGACGGAACATTTGTTTTTTGGTTTTTTAATATCAGTATGTGTAACATCTGATTTTGTAATTTCGGTTGTAGAATTAATGACTTCCATTAAATATATTAAGTGTTTAAGTATATAAAATATAAATCAATTTTTTTTTATTCATTTATATTATGAGTAGAAATATTGAATGGTGTTGTAAAACACAAATAAAGCCATTATATGATAATATAAATATAGATGATTATTTCGAACCAATTAAAAAATTAGCAAAAGAAAACAAATACATTAATGTTCCTAAAGAATTAAATGATGATGTAATTCATTATTATATAAAAAGTATGACAAATATATCAATTATTGTTGTATATCCAGCGGCATTAAAACATCCAAAACAAGTTGATAAATTAATTGATTCATTGAATGAAAAAGGAAAAATTCATTATGTAAAGGATCTCAAAATCAATTACTTTATGGCATACAATTTAGTATATCAATTATATGCCAATGAAAAAAGAATGAAAAGTAATACACAAATCTTATATAAAATTAATAGACTCGGGTTTACTAATATTAATTCTGTTAATTCTATTAAAGTTATCGTATATTCATTAAATGATGAAAGTATTAAAAATAATATTAATATTAATGGATCAAGTGCCAACTTTAAAATGGAATTAAGAGATATTTTTGTTAAAGAAGATATTATAACGACAACCTATGATAAAGAAGATGATAGATATCCAAGAGGATATGATTATTTACATGTATCTGATAATAGTAATCAATCATATGAATATGCTGGAATATTCTTTCATGAAAATTCAATACATTTTTTAGAAAAACAAAAGTCTTGGAGATTACTTGAAATGTCAAAAGCAATTAATAATTTTAACAAAATTAAGGAATTCATGTACGGATACAGCATGTTAGAATTAGAAAAATTATTATTAAATAGTTCAGTTGTTTTATTTTCACATGGTATTCGTGAAGCAAATGATATTGATGGTATATTATTAAATTCGAATTCAATAGATGATGATAAAATTAAAGATTTAAATAAAGATGGTACTATAGATATTAGTTATAAATTTAATGATGAATGGTTAACTGAATTAAATTCAAGAGCAAAAATAATGGGAGCGACAGATTATACTGAATTAGTATTAAATCCAAAATATTATTATTACTTTATGGGTTTAAAAATATTAAGATTAAAATATGATATTAAAGTAAGATTTATACGTGAACGCCCTGCTCAATTAACTGATTTATTAATAATAAGACAGATGTTTATGTTAAATTATAAATTAAGTATTCCTGAACAAACAAAAAAATTTAATGATAAAGATAATACGACAAATATCACAGATGTAGATACGAATAGATATTTAGAAACAATAAAATTTTATTTAAAAATTAGATATAAGATTGATTTAACTATTGAACAAATTAAAGTATGGATTAATATGGAATATAAAGTAAGTGATAAGTATTTTTTAGATCGAACAAGTTATTTGAAAAGAGATACTACCAGTGTATATTATGAATTATTAAATAATATATCAGATAATGATGTTATTTATCCATCAATGGAAGAATTAATAAAGATGAAATATGATCCAAATATAGTAATATACAGTTCTGATAAACCATATTTATATCCAGGTGAATCCTTCCCAGATATTAATTGTGATATTGAACCAATTGTTGTTAGAAAGAAAGATTATCCTAATAAAAAACTAAGAATAGCTACATTCAATATTCATAATTTTATTACAAGATGTAATCAAGGAATCGCTCCATTATTTGGTACAGCATTAAATCCTTTTCAGAAACCGAGAGATTTAAATCGATTTATAGATTTCTTTAAGGGTTTAGATGCTGATATATTATGTTTACAAGAATTAGTACCAATATGTGAAGATAAAATAAAAGAAGATATTACAGATTTGGAATATATTAGAAAGACATTTAACTTTAAATACTTTAATCAATTAATGAGTAATATTGGATATAAATATAGTGTGATTGGATCGACACAAAATGGAAACTTTCTAAAATTAGAAAAAAATGATTATTATTTTTTAGCTAATGGAATTTATAGTAAAATCAAATTTGAAAGCACTAATGTATACGGTTATACTTTTTTAAATCGAAATATTATTAATGCTTCCATTAATTGGAATAATAAATTAATAAATATTTATAATGTTCATTGGGAATACTTTAATGATGTATCATTGAAAATTCAAGATAATCCTCTTATCGCCCAATCAAATGTCTTGTTTGATTTAGTAAAAGATACCCCAAATGTCGTATTGTGCGGAGATTTTAATATTAATTTATTTAAAAGAAATAATAATCCATCGAGATACCTTAAATGGGATGAAAGAACTAAATATTTAAGAGAAAGTTTTACTAATACCAATCGAACAAATATTCCGACTAATCTTTCACAATTAGATCAAACTGATTTTATTTTATTATCAAAAAATACATCTATGAGAGTTTCTTTTTCATTAATTGTTAAAACAAATATATCAGATCATTATTGTGTTTTAACAGAATTTTTTTAAAGTATTATATATATACTAAAATATATATATATTAAATGGATACTCAAGATTGTCATTTTTTTCCAAAATCATTTAACTATTTTAAATTAGGTATGTTATTTTATTTCTTATGCTATATAAAAAATATAAAAAAAGATGATTGCCTTAAATTATTTAATCAAATTCAAGAATTTAATCAAGATTCAACCATTTTTGATAAAATATATAAAAATATTTTTGAAAATAAAAATGCTCTTGTTTTTACCTACTTTCAACAATTGCCAAATATTTTTTTACCATTACCATCTGATATAATATATTATAAACCATATATAACATTTTATACGAAGAATCCAATACCATCTATTGATGAACCATTTAAAATAAATGATTTAATGAAAAATTTTTATACGGATCGAATAAAAATTCATGAATATAAAAAAAATAAATGGTTAGATAAGTATATTCAAGATCAACATATATTTCCGGATCCAATAACAACCTATATTCCAATTAATGATGAAATGATTAATATAATAAATAATACTGATACTCCTGATACAGTATATATTTTATACTATGAAAATAATTCATATATAGCAAAAAAAAATGGTAATGTTTTTAATTTGATTTATAAAAAAGAAAATTTGTATATTAAAATTAATAAAGATATTGAATTAGATATTAATAAATTAGATTATTTAATGATAATGAAGCCAATTACTAAAATAGATATTTTGAATTGTTTTGATATGGATGTCTTACCAAAAAAATCTTTATTGTATCATACCCAAAGTGAAGATTTAACAGAAGGAATCTTAAGACAATTTTATGGATTATATCCAAATAATAATATGATTAATCCATTTGGATTATTTAATGATGCTGATTATCATTGCTTTAAATATAAATTAATTGATGATTTGAATGTATTAAATATAAATAGAGATTTTTTTTATAGTGATTTATTTGATGAAAAAGATAATGAAGATGAATTTATATATAAAGATACACGAGATAATTCAAAAATAATTAAATCAAAATTATTTCATTGTATTGGTGATGATTTAGGAAATCGTAAACAATGTAATTTTAACATTATTAAGGATTATAAAAGTGTAAAAACTTTCAATAGAAATAAAGGCAAAAGAATGTTAACTTTGTTAGTCTCTAAAACAACACTCTATTGGTTAGTTAATGAAAATTATTATTATGCTGATTTCTTGAATCATTTTGGTATTGAAGCCTTTATTTATCATTATGGAATTTTTAATGGTAAATTTTTAAGTGTCGAATTAGGATTTTGTATTGATCGTGATGCAAGGAAAAAATATGTTGAGTATATTTCTATGAGTAAGGGGGAATGTTAAAACTATCTTTAAACTATCTTAAAACTATCTTTAAACCATCACTATAATACTTTAATATTTCTAATCTTCTATTTTCCTTAACTTTATCATATTTTTCATATTTATCCATATCTTTTGCTTCCACATTTTTCCAATCAGCATATTTATTTATATCTATTAGATTTCTCTTCATTAATAAATCTATTAGTTTTCCTCGTAAAGGATATGATAGTGTCTCATCATATAAAGTTATATATCTTTTTATAGTACCAATACCAAGTATATAAACATTATATGAATCATTAGAATATTCTGGATTAAATAATTTATCAATTTGAAAATTAGCACCAGCATCTAATAATCTAATAATTAAACATTCATCAAAATACATACATTCATTTGTATTTTGGAAGATAATTTTGATTAATAATTCTAAACATTTATCTAAATTTTCATTATCGTGTATTGCTTTATCTACAAATTTTACTATATAGTCATCCCATTTATATGTATTAATTTCATAAATAAAAAGTTCATCTGTTGGTGTTGATGTTAAAACGTCAGAATATAAACTCATAAATTTATCCCATTTTATTGTATCGTACAACATATATGATTATAAAATAATTAAAATTGAAAATAGAAATTTATTATCTTAATCTAAACTATATACAATATATAATGGAAGAGAATACAGGTTCTGCTGAAAAGAATGTTCCAGAAATACAACAATCTAGGGAGAAATCAGCTGCTGCTTCTAAAAGAATTAAGAAGCAACAATATAATAAGAAGCAATATAAACAAAATCAAGAAAAGGTAGTTGTACCACTTGAAGAAAAGAAAGTAGTAGATAAGTTATTGACTCGGAAAAAGAAGAATTTACGAAGTGGGTTGGTGGATATATAAAATTTCCCTGTTAAAGCTCCCGTTAAAGCTACCGTCAGATGTACTCATTAGCGGTACTCATCAGCGGTTCTCATCAGCGGTTCTCATCAGCGGTACTCATCAGCGGTAGTCATCCGCGGTACTCATCAGCGGTTCTCATCAGTGGTCCCATCAGCGGTAGTCATCAGCGGTTGTCATCAGCGGTTGTCATCAGTGGTACTCATCAGTGGTTGTCATCAGCGGTTGTAAACAGTTAAATAGGTTAAATCAGTTAATCAGTTTACAAAATAGCCAATCGCTCAATATCCGTCACCAATAATTTAACTCCCAACTGATCACTCATATCTTTCACAAATTGTCGTACATAAAATCCGGATGAAACATATACTAGACAATTAAATACATCATATTTCAGATTAAATTCATATTCCTTCCATTGTTTTATTATTTGTTCCTTACGAAATTTATCATCTTTAATCTTTTCTATTTTAGATATAAATTCATCCTTTAATTTATTACCATTAATTGTCTCAATCTTTTCAATCTTCTTTTCAAGAATATTAATTGTTCTCGCAGGTATTTCATCATCATGAATATCATATCCATTACTTAACCACCACCACAGGGGCATTCGTTTACCTTCAAACTTTCTTTTTAATTTGTAAGATGAAAAGAGGTGATATTTTTGTTTATAAGAAGATTTAAAATTATTAAAACAATCTATTACTAATTTTATATTAACTATCGTTGATTTACTATCTAAAACTTGAATACCTAAAATATCATCAGTATCAGTATTAGTTCCAATAATCATTTTAAAACGATATAATTTATCTTTCTTCATATAATCTTTCATTTTATGAATATCAGAATTAGTTAAAATTGTTATTAAACCGTGAGCCATAGGATCTAAAATACCAACATATGCTTTTTCTTCATCTTTATATTTTTTTATTAATTCACCACATGTTACACCAACTGGTTTGTATTCAGTGATAATCATTTTATAAATATATACATATATATTTATAATCTTGTAAAATTCATTTTTTTTTATAAACCTAACTCTTTCTTGAGGGCTAAATATTTTGTTTTGTATTTTAAATATTTTTCATAAAAACCACCACGTCTACCACGTGACATTCTACCAGGTGACATTCTAGGTGACATTCTACCAGGTGATCGACCGCGTGGTGAGCCAGTTCGTGGTGATCGACCACGTGGTGAGCCAGTTCGAGGAGATCTGCCACGGGTTGATCCATTGGGTGATTGTTTTCTAGGAGAGTTTCTAGTTCTTGGTGATGATTTAGCACCTGGTTCCTTAGGTGATCTAGGTGCCTTTGCTGATTTTGGAGCATCATTTGGATTAGGTGCTCTAGGTGCCTTTGCTGATTTTGGAGCATCATTTGGATTAGGTGCTCTAGGTGCAGATGGAGCAGTTGGAGCACCTGTTCTTGGAACAGTGGGAGCCATTGAAGGCATGGCTGATTTTACGGGAATTCTTAATGAATCTTGGGATATTAATGGGGGCATTCTAAAGGGTCCATATCGTCCAAAAGGCCATCCAAAGGGCCACCATGAATCAACTAACACATATTTTTCTTTTCTTGTTCTTCGTGGGGATTCTGCTGCTGGGGCGGGTGCTACCACATCAGGAGTAACTGGAAGCTCACCGGTATCAAATAAACAATCAAGTATTTGTTGTAATGGGATATTGTTTATAGCAGCAGCCCCAGCTGGATTTGTTGCATTAAATGGACCATTTTGTAAACTATATGCATTACTTAAAATACTTTCAACATTATTTACTCTATAAAAAGCAAAATGAGATGCTGCTGCGCCAGGTATAATTTCAATATTTAATAAAAGTCTCATCTTATTTTCATCAATAATTCCTGGATTTGTAAAAGCAGGTGCGGCCATAGCAGCTTTAATTAATTGTCTAGTAGCTATATTATCTACTACAACAGCACCCCCCCCTAAGTTAACAAATGGTAAATTATTTGGTGCTGGAGCAGCCGTAGTAGCAAAAACTTGTCCACCTCTTATAATAACAATATTTATATTAGTAGCCATTTATATAATATATAATTATATTATAAAAAAATTATTTAAAATCAGGATTCCATCCATTATAACCATCTAATACTTCCTTTAAAAACCAATTAACTTTCTTGGATTTATGAGTATAGTAAGCATCTCCAAAATCTATAATATATATTTTATTTTCCTTTTCTATAAAATTATAAGGAGTAATATCTATATATTCTATTCCTTCTTCCTCAAATAATGTACTCAAGATTGACCGAATTTGTTTCCATAATTCTATCGGTATATGTTCCGCTAAATCTCCATACTTATCCGCTAAACATAATTCCTCAAGATTTTCCATTACTATAACACATTCATCATCGTAAAATGATACATCGAAAATCTCAGGTGTAAAATCATATTTATGAGCTACTCTCTGTAACTCAACTTCTAAACAAATGTTACCTTTACCTTTCTTTTCTGTATATGGGATTCTTTTGGTGTAAAACTCAGTGCTCATATATATGTGTATATGTATATATTTATATTTAAATGTATATTTAATCATTTTTTTTCATTAATTATATTATGATCACTAAAAATATTATAATCAAAGATACTAAAAAATCATGGAATTCATCACTAAATACACCAGAATTAGATTCAATCATAAATAAATTAAACTCATATAAAACTCCAATCTTACCAAAACCTATACATATTTTTGAATGTTTCAAGTATTTTGAATTGAAAGATACCAAAGTAGTTATATTAGGTCAGGATCCATACATTAATGATTGTGAAGCCATGGGATTATCCTTTTCAGTTCCTAAAAAATGTTCCTTACCACCATCTTTAAAAAATATCTTCAAGGAATTAGGCATTGATACAAAAGTAGGTGATTTAAGTAAATGGGTAAAAAATAATCAATTTCTAATGTTAAATACAGCATTAACAGTCTTAGAAGGAAAATCAAATTCTCATAAAAATTTATGGATGAAATATATTAATCAATTAATAAATAATATATCAAATATGGTACCAAAAGTAATTTTTGTTTTATTAGGAAATAATGCGCAATCAAAAATCAAATTTATTGATGAAAAAAAACATGTTATTATTAAAGGGATTCATCCTAGTCCTTTAAGTGCTTATCGAGGGTTTCATGGTAGCGGTATATTTGATATTTTAGATGATGAGTATTATCGGTTGTTTGGGCGGGAGATTAATTGGGAATTATAAACCAAACCCTTTAAAGTTTTTTTACCACCCCATATGATACCATATTACACGCCCTATTTACCGCCCTTCCGACTCACCTTCCGACTCACCTTCCGACTCACCTTCCTTGATACCTTCCGACTCACCTTCCTTGATACCTTCCGACTCGCCTTTCTCACACCCTTCCGACTACCCTTTCTCATCCCCTTCCGACTAGTCTTAACTGGTATCCCTCTATTTCTTTCCGATATAATAATCGCTCGCATTTGTCTAAGAGCATTATCATATGGTAATCCTCTTTTAGAAAAACATGTTTTCATATCATCTTGTTTACAAACCTTCCAACCATCACTTACTTTTTTAAATTCGTAGGGCATCTATATATTATATGATTTTATTTTTTGTTCCAAATCTAAAATTTTTTTTTGAGATTCTAAAAATTTTATTTTATAATTAAGATATTTTGAATAATATATTCCATTTTGAGATTCCAACGACTCTGAATCTCCGCCAATAATTGGTGCTCTATCTATTAAAGAATTTGCGGGAATCTTAACAGAACTTAATAATTTTGGATCTTTTGCTAATGATTTAATTATATCGGATGATTCTGAAGTTAACATATTAAATTTCTTAATTAAATCGGGAATTGTTATAAATGTAATTAATTTAGTTTTAAAACCCTCAATCTCCTCAGCTTTTAGAGGATAAATGTATGTGTATATATTATTATAAATAAATGGATTATTTAATCTTTCCTTTTCAAGCATAAATGAATATTGATTTTGTAATAATCTCATGAGTGCTTTTTGAGTTGTCTTAATTGGATCATTCGTAATTGATTTATCTTCTGGGAAAATATTAGTTATAAGAATAGATGGAGTTATGGAATCTGTAAATGATACTTTATTAGTAGGATCTTTTAGAATTATGGCAGCTTTCATTATATTATATTATAAAATAATAATGTAATAAATTAATTTTCTATACTCCATCGATATATTCATTTTCCTTAACTTTAATTCTTGGCAAGATATTAATTGCCATCAATTCTTGAAACAATAATTTAGTAGCAAATGGAATCTCTACTAAAGATGTATCTGTATTATTTTTACAAGCTGTACATATATAGATATCTTTATCAATGATTTTACTTGCGATTAAACCACACGTATTACAGATGTGTACTTGATAAGCATCTGAACAATTTACCATTCTTTCTCTTAAAAATATTGAAGCTCCATGGGATGTCATAGACCAACATTCCATTTCACCAAACCGTAACGTTAATACCGGATTCATTTGGAAATTTCCTTCCAAAATCATTATCCTCATAATCTCGTCAACAATACCTTTTTGGCATAGGATATTGCTAACTTAATTATAACTACCTCTCGGTAGGGACTGGACTATACCTTAAGCAGGATTAATTGTAAATTAACCCCACCCACAACCTTCTAGTCTCTGCACCTTCTTCCTCAACATCATCGAATAAATGATAATGTTGGTGGGAAGCTTGGCTCAGGCTTGACTAATCTCCCAAATTATATCCGTACCCACGAGTTTTCCCCGCGGCCATTATAACATTACTGCTATAACTTGGAATTGAGAGCTCACCTTTCGGCGGGCATTACATATGTAACACCTATAAGTCTTTACCTGAATTTGATTATGTTGCCAACTATGCCGTTGACTAGCATGCTTTTTAAACATGCTGGGGCTTACATCTAGAAACCCCCATCTCGTGATCTGCCCTCGGGCGGTTGATGAGAAATTATCTGTACCGGTCCTCGAGCACGACCATGTATCTTATCCTTCACCAAGTGTTTCAACCGAGCATACGCGGATACACCTACAAAAATCTTACATTTCATTTTCAATCCAGTATATCCGCAATACATTTCTTCCTCTGCGTAATCACTAAATCCATTCTCTTTTAAAATATCATTTAATTCTTCAATATCCATTTTCTTAAATGGTGTTCCATCAATAAATTTACCCCTGATTGCTCCTACTTTACCACTAAACATCTCAATTAATTGACCCACTGTCTGACGTGTAGGTAAGCAGCAAGGATTAATAATTAAGTCTGGTACCATTCCTGATTTAGTATAGGGCATGTCCTCTGCTACTAACAAAGCACCAGTTGTTGCTTTTTGTCCATATCTTGAAGCATATTTATCACCAATACCTGGTACTCTTTCAGAACGTACTCTCATATTATACATTTCATATCCATCATTATCATAAATTCCACTCCATACTTTATCAATTACACCATCAGTATTTGACTTATAAATTTCACTCTCATCTTTGAATACTTTGTTGGTAGCAGTTGGTTGAATTGGACTTACTTTACCAATAATAATGTCACCATTTTTAATAGTAGTTTCTTCAGGAATAAAACCCTTTTCATTTAACTTGTCATAATTTCCATCTTTCATACCAGTGGTCTTAGTTACATCAGGTTTCATAAAAATTTCATCCTGAGATGTGGCAGGATTCTTCTCTAAACTAACTTTGTATTTCTTGAATCCAGTCGCTCGATATAATCCACGATCTACAGCAGTCTTATTAATAATCATACTGTCTTCCTGATTGAAACCAGAATATGATGCTATGGCAATTACAACATTTTCAGTATAGGGCATATGAACAGTATTTAAATAATTACATGATCGAGTAGTTACCATGGGTCTCTGAGGATGGTATAAGATAAAACTAATATCACTACGGTATCTGTAATTGGTGGCATAAATACCCATAGATTGACGAATGTGTGAATAATAAACAAGATTCTTAGTGGAAAAATTATGTTCAGCAAAAGGTTGTAATGATGCTACAGAACCTAACATTAACATTGGATGTAATTCGGAATGAGTATACTTAACATAAACCGTATCATTGTATCTGTTTAAAGTGTTACCATGAGGGTTTGCATCTTTAATGACGATAGCATGCTTATTTTTTTCACTAATAATCTTTCTAAATTCACTAGCAATCATTAATGTATCCGTCGATTCTAAATCAACATATTCTACTACATCCGGATACTTTGAAATAAATTCATCCCAAGTTTTCATAGTTTTGGCATCATCTAACATCTTCTTAGTTAACACTAAATTATTATCAGTTACTTTTAATAAAGGTCGATATAATCTCCCACCATCACAATATATTTTAATTTCCATCTTATTAATGTCAAATGATATCCCAACACTGGAATGAATTCCCTGATTTCTCTTATTCTTTTCCAATAATTTCTTAACATTAAAGGGATCATCAGTTACACCAATCCATTCACCATTTAAGAATATTTTAACATATTGTTTTAACTTGATTGGTTCAACATCTTGTAATTCATACATTGAATCTTTTAATATATCCTTAATTATTGGTATATGAGAGTATAGCATTAATGAGATGTTAGTTGATAGTGCCAATTCTTTTACTAGACCAATCTTTTGTCCTTCTGGAGTAGCATTTGGACATACGAAATATATTTGATAATTGTCAGTATTACGAATTGAAGTTAATTTACTGGTTGATCCGTCCATGGATGGAGTAAGGAATCTCCGAAAATAAGCATTGGTTTGTAAGTATGAAATTCTTTGTAATAATTGAGCCACACCCTTCTTCTTTGGACTCCAAGAACCAGTTGCTAAACCAGCCTTGAGACCATTCTCAATAATATTTGGTTTAATTTGTGAAATAACATTAATTGGAGCATCATCATTCACATTTTTCTTGTTAAAAAACTTGGCACAATCATTTAACATCTTCTTGTAGAACTGCTTAAATAATTGTCCCAGTAGAACTCCAACGTGATCAATCCTTTTATTTACATAACTATCACGATCATCAATTTCAGATCTACCAAGTACACAATTTAACATCTTATTACACATATATCCAGTAAAAATTGCTTTATTGGTAATATTTTTACCCATGTGAGGTAAAAAATCATTTTCTAATATCTTAATAACGTGCATCTTCTTTTGTTGTTCTCGGATTGCTTCATCAGTTTCTGAATATCGTTTACTTGATTTTAATTTGGTTGCTAGATATTCAATGGCATCTTCTTGAGTTCGAATTACTTTATTTTGACCTTTGATATCTTTCACTTCTGATACTGACTTATCTAATGAATAACGCAACATATTAACCATATCATAATCATTAATGTCATATACAATGTATTTAATAATATCATAGTCAGTAGTTATACCTAAGGCTCGCATTAAAACAAATAATGGGATTTCTGAAAATTGATTGGTTAAACATACAACTGAATCATCTTTTTTCATTTGTAAAGCAAAAACATTGATCATACCAAGAATATCAACACCTTTAGAATTAATTCTTACTTCATGTATATAACCACTTTTATAAGTATTATCTTTCTTAGTAAAAACAAGAGGTTTGTTAGAACAAATTTGTTCATGTGGAAGAACAACTTTCTCACCACCCTTAATAATGAAATAACAACCAGGATCATATAGACATTCAGTGTTAGGTATATCTTTGCGTATATTAGTAATACAGTATTTTGATTTAACCATTATAGGTATTTTGGCTACTGGAGTTTCTTTTTCTTCAGCAATAACTTTACTGGTTGTTTCTTCTGTTTCTAGATCAACAATTTCTAATACCTGTTTAACATCCGCGACTAATTTTGATTGATAATCTAAATTCTTAATACGAGCATTTTCCGGAAACATTAATTCATCATTTTCAGTTACCGGTGGCTTTAAACCAATATTGTCAAACTGAAATTTGTGTCGATAAATCTTGTTATTTTTGTATTTTTCACTAAATATATTTTGCCCATCTTTCAACTCCTTGTAAATTATCTCTTCGATAAATTGAGCAAATGAATCACGATTTGCTTTGTACAAGTCACCTTGTAATAGCAAATTTATTAAATTAAAGATATTATCATCATTAACTTCTTGTGACATTTTTATAATATATAATTATCCTTATATTTAAATAATTTTGAAATTCAATTTTTATCTAATATAGTTTAGATTTAAAGAGAAAATTATGTTAGGTTTTTTTAGCACAAAAAACGATACCAAGTTGGAACAATCTAAAATTCAAAACATTGATTTTATGATCATTGACTTATTAAAAAAGAATGAAAAAAATAATTTAGATTCTAAAAGTTTAAATCAACGAAAAATACAAAATAAGAAAGTAAAACAAATATATAGTGAATTATATAGTTTCGTTAATAATTAATAAAAAAAAATTATATTAATTTAGTATATATAAATGAATTACGAACAAAAATATTCAAAGTATAAAGCTAAATATTTAGCTCTTAAAAATGGAATGGAAGGTGGTGGAGTTCTTGATGATTTAAAAGCCGCTGCTAAAGCCGCCAAAGAAAGAGCCGTAGCAGCCGCTAAATTCGTTGGTAAAGCTGGTAAAAGCGCTATAAATTCAGCAGCAACCGCTATTGCTAACAGAACTTCACCCAAAAATCCTGCTCCTCCTGCTGTAGCCGAAGCATCCAGATCAGTACCCGTAACTGAAAGTGTTGCTCCCGCTCCTGTACCCGCAACTGAAAGTGTTGCTCCCGCACCAGTAACAATACCTGCTACTGAAAGTGTTGCCCGTTCTACAAGATCACCTAGAAAACCAACATCACCTAAAAAACCAGCATCACCTAAAAAACCAGCATCACCTAAGAAAACCGTATTACCTAAAAAAGTATCACCTAAAAAACCAGCAACTCCTAAAACTGTGGAAAGTGCACTTAAAAAAGCAATGGAAACATCAACTGAAGCTCCTAAAAAAGTAAATAGTTTTGAGCAAGGTACAATGCTTGGTAATTTAATTAACCAAATTCAAAGTATATTTTAAATTTAATTATTTTATGTAATAATTAAATTATAAGAATTGGATTTTGCTTGACTGGTTATTAATTTTTTTTAACACATTATATCTTGCTTTATTTGTCTTAAGAAAAATTATACCCCATTTATTTACCAACTTAAAAAAATTGGATCTCGCTTTGCTCGCTATCAATTTTTTTAAACATATTTTATTAAAAATATATTTAAAAAAAAAATTGGATCTCGCTTTGCTCGCTATTAATTTTTTTCACAAATTTACTTTGTAATTTTGTGAAAAAAATTGATATAAAAACATATTTTTAACAAATAATATTTTCCTATATATAAATGGATGAAATTGATTTAGATGACATCTGGAAAGAGTTTGATAACATATCAAAAACAATTCCAAAGCCTGATAAACTTCTAAATAACAATACATGTACAGACTGCAAAAGTTTAAACATCATCGTTGATATTAAAGGAGCATCTGTCTGTCAAGATTGTGGTTCTGTCCTTGGATTCATCCTGGATAAAAATCCGGAATGGATTAATGGTGAAGATGGTGGTGGTGGTGATAATGATCGATGTGGCAATGCGACCAGTTATTTTTATCCACAATCATCATTAGGTACCAATATTAAGAGTCACAAATACGACAAGATAAAAATGGTTCATGATTGGAGTCAAATGCCCTACAAGGAGAGAAGTTTATACGAAGTACATCAATATATTGATTTAAAATGTGACAAAGCTGGAATAGTAAACTCAATTAAAGATAATGCGAAGATTTTATATAAACATATAAGTGATATTAGATGTCCTAAAGGAAAGCCAATTATAATCCGTGGATTAAACCGACGAAGTTTAATAGCATCATGTGTGTATAATGGGGCAAAAAATCAAGGATTACCTAGAACGACAAAAGAAATAGCTGATATATTTGATTTAACTGTTAAGCAAATTACAAAGGGCAATCGTAAATATGATCATCTAATTGACAACTATAAATATGCGAATGAAAGTAAAAGTAATTTGGCAATTAATTATATTGAACGTTTTGGAGTTAAATTAAAAATTCCAACAATAGTTTTAGACAGTGCTAAACAGATATCAATTAATATTACTAAGTTAGACATTGCTAGCGGGCATCAACCACCATCTGTGGCAAGTGCTTCTTTAATGATTGCTTTAAAAAAAGCTGATTTAGACATTGATAAAAAGGTGTTATCCAAATTGTTTAGTATTAGTGATGTAACAATTACAAAAACATATAAGAAAATATTAGAATATGAATATATAATAACAGACAATAAGATGACTGAGGCAATACTGAGCATGTCAGTAAATCAACTATTCAAAACAAAACTAGACCATAAAAATCTATGTTCAAAGTATGAATCAGAACATAATAATTGGATGTCAATTATAAATAAATTTAAAAAATTTATGGTTGATTTTAATCATAATAATTTCAAGTTTGATTTGTTGTTATTATCTCTATAAATGATAGAATCTTTAACCAACTTTAACGGTAACTTTAACTGTATACCAACTTTAACGGTAACTTTAACGGTAACTTTAACGGTATACCAACTTTAATGAGTTAATTTTAACTCCTCCCCATTAATTTATCATCAATTTCCATATTATTTACACTCAATTGGTTCATATAAGTATTAATATGGTCATGATTAAAGTATTCATACTTATAATAAACATGAAACTTACTATTTGGAAATTTTGAAGATAATAATTTTAAATAATCAAAAAATACATCTGGATCATAATGTAGATCTTTATTAGTTTGTAAATAATATTTTTTATACATAATTAATTCTTTCAATAAGGGATCAACATCGATTTCTTGTTTTGTATCATTATTAAATATTCTGAAATATTTAATTTTGAAATAGGTTGTATCTAGTTCCATTTTGGATTATATTAATAGAATATATTATATGGATAGATTATTTATATCAATTTTTTAACATATTTAAACAAAATATTATTTAAAAAAAAATTGTAACGTAGTGACGTTCTATTAAGATTTAATAAATCTTAGTAGCTGGAACGTAGTGACGCTCATCCTAATTTTTTTTTTTAAATAATATTTAAAAAAAAATTGAAATAACAAACATAAAAACATGACCTTATTAATAGAATACAATGCCTACCTTTAAGTTTGCGTCGACCATTGAATGGTTAAAAACAACATATATTACCCCATCTTCTGGATGGACAGGTTTTGCAATTCTAGATTGCGAGAATGTTCTAGTCAAACATTCTAAAGAAGATATAATAAAATGGTTTGATTATTACTTTACTCAGTGCAAGACACATAAAACGATGCCAATCCTGATTAGTAAATCTTCTCACCTTAAACGGTTTCGTGAACGTGTTGAAGGAGTTGATATTCCGGATTTTATCCCCTATTTTTTTCTTCACGGAGTTAATAAAAGCAGTACCGATGATGCTTTTATTCTGGAGTTGTGTTACAATTTGAAAAAGAGTAAGATTAATGCTATCATTGTTACTGATGATAAACTCAAGGGGCTAACTCCTGAAAAGTGTCCATCTGCTAAAATTACTTGGAACAAAAATCCAATTCGTCCACCAACTAAATCAAAGCCTGGTTATGTTTCAAAAGCCAAGCTTGAGGAAGCACCAATGAGCATTTCTGCCATGGCAATTGGTAGTTCTGCTATGGCGGTCAGTTCAGAAGAAGATGATGATGGAATAGTTATGGATGGTGCTGCTTTTGGTGCGATGGGCGGTGCTGGTGCGATGGCATCTACTGCTATTAAAATCTCTCCCAAGGTTATGCTAGTAGATGCTAAACCAGCAATCCCTCTATTCTATTACAATCCTGATTGGGCTGCTATAAGAGAAACGCAATAACTGCTTCTTGAATAGAAGTAATTATTTTATAAGAAAAAGTGCTATCAAACAAATCTTTAAAATCCTTAATAATATCATTTAAATCTTCTTCATTTTCTTTGGAAATTAAGACTAGATTTATGCCCGCCATTTTAGCACCAATTAATTTATGATCTAATCCTCCAATTTTAGTTACATTACCTAACAAATCAATTTCTCCAGTCATTGCTATATTATTTCGAATCTTCTTATTTAATAATATCGAAATAAATCCTATTGTAAAGACAGCTCCAGCACTTGGACCATCCTTTGGAGTACCACAATGTGGCGCATGAATATGAAATCCATTTGTAAATTTATCTTTTAATAACTTATCACAAATTAAATTTGTATCATTAATATAATTCATCGCAACCGTAAAAGCACATTGAATACTTTCCTTCATTACATCTCCTAATGATCCCGTCAATTTAAAATTAAATGAGGAATCACTTGAATAATTTTTCTTTATTTGAATTGGTACTATTCCTCCAACACCACTTGATGTAGCATATAAACCATTAATAATTCCAACTTCCGGACTAGCATGAATAACTACATTTGTCATTGGTTTTTCATCTAATATTTTTACTATTTCATCATAAGTTAATGATACTACATCTGGATAACTAGATAACATATATTCTTTATTTAATTTCATAATTACTAATTCTATCTTTCTTTTAATATCTCTTACTCCAGCTTCCATAGTAAAGTTAATAATTATTTTCTTTAATGTTTCATCATCAATCTTTAATACACTTTTAAATCCAACTGATTTAATTAATTCAGGAATCATAAATCTATTTATAATTTCTATTTTATCATATACAGAATATGCCTTTACTTCAATATCAATAAATCTATCTAATAAAATTGGATCTACTAATTTACGATCATTAAAGCTTGCCATGATAATACAATTATCTAAAGGAAAATCAACTCCCTGAAAAAATCTGTCTTGAAATGATTTATTCATATTCGGATCAGTTAAATGAATTAAAATTGATGAAATTTCATTAGTTGATCCACCGTGTTTCGCACAAGATTTATCTAATTCATCAAAATATAATATACATCTACCTTTTCCAATTTCAGCCATCTTACGAACAATTATTCCTGGTTGAGATCCTGAATAGGTATAACCATGTCCATGTAATAATTCGCCGTCATTTTGTCCACCTAATGTAATTTGTATAAAAGGAATATCTAATACATCGCCGATTGATTTTGCTAATAAAGTTTTGCCAACACCTGGAGGGCCATATAATGCTATACTGGAGCCTTTTCCTTCGGGATTAGAGATCCATCTGGATACTTGTAAAATTAATTGTTCTTTAACTTTTTTATGTCCAAAAGTTAAATCGGACATTTTTGTTTCCAAGTCTTTCATGTAAGTAGTCAAATTTTTGGTGATTAATTTATTTTTAAAGAAATTTATGTCATCTGGATTAGTCCATGGAAAATTTATAATTGTTTTTACATACATTAATTGTTTATAATAATCATTATTATTAAGTTTCATTTCGGCTACCTTTTCTAGGGCAAATTGTTTAACACTGTCGGGCATATATTTGGAATGAGTAATTTGTTTTTTATAATCAGTATCTGAACTTGTTCCTGAATTTATAGTTACTGAATCTTTCAATGTCATATTAATTTTTTTCAACCTTAATTGGCTCATAAAAGATAGATTATTATAAATAACATCACAAATATTTTGTAATGATTTTTTTTCTTTTAATAAATTAAATATCATACCTGCTAAATTAATTGAATTTTCATCGCCTAATAATAACAGTCGTATGATATAATAAATATCACTGGCATTATTTTGTTTATCAATAAAGTCTTTGAATATTTGTGTAATAGTTTTATTACAAATATTAATATATTTTAAATATAGTTCATCAATATATTTTATATAATCACTAATTGATAATGTAATTATATCAGATAATCTCGAATATTTTAATATATTTAATTTGAAACTTTTACTTTCACATTCATCTAATTCATCTATTATCATTTCAACATGTTTTCTCTTATTGTATAAATTAATATTTGTAATCTGAGATGTCTTAAAATATATATTAATATCATCATTAATAAAGTTACCTTTTATTATAACAACAGATGATCCATTGTTAATATACATATCATAAATATTATCTACAAAATCATCTTTTGAATTAACATTTTTTTTAATACATATATTCTTGTTAAATAAATCAAAGTTACTATTCTGTTCTATTTTTATAAACTTCGACTCAGTCACATTTATTGGTACAAATATTTTATTGTAAAAATCGAATAATTTTTCAGTACCATCATCATACACAATATTTCCATACAAATTTATAATACTCCTTATATCACACATTCCAATATTATTTATTAATTGTTTTAATAATATTTTTATATCATCTAATGGAATATTTACCTTATCGCTTAAGACATATGTATCCTTATTAATTAATCTAATTTGTTTGATGTGATTTTGCATAATATCAAATTTTTTATCATTATTTATTTTTTCAATCAATTTATCATCGTTGTCAGAAATATCTGGTTGTAATACACATGAATTGTACATTACATTTAATTTTTTTAAGATCTCAAATAATTCATTCAAATATACGTTCTTATCATTTATTGAAATACTTTTATTAATATCAAATTGATGAATATGTAGACGTAATCTATCTATTATATTAACATATTTATCATATTCGTATTTTAGTATATAATTCTTGTATTCCTTTATATTCATTATAAATATATTTATATATTAAATTCAAATAATATACAAATAATTATTGTAAGAGATTATCAACAAAATCATTTAGATTTTTTAATTTTGTTTCATAATCAAGCTCTGATTCTATTAGGGTTGAAATATATTCAATTAACTGTAGTTTTTTCTCATCGGTAATATTAAACTCTGTCATATTTGCGTGGAGTTCTTCTATTAGGTTGTAGAATTCATCTTTTAAATTATCTTTAAAGTTATCTTTAAAGTTGGTATACTCCATCCCCCCACCCCCA